GTCATCTGGGGTGTCTCCAAAGACTGAAGATCCAGATACTTCGAAGTGAAAGACTGTTTGGGTTTGGTTTTGGATCTCGAAGTTGTGAGCAACAATGTTTCCGGAAACTAGTAGCGAGTTGAGATCGTCCGACCAAATAAGATTTGGATCGTGCTCGAGTTCAGTGCCTGGTCCGGCAAGCTGGATAGATCCTTTAGGACCCGATCCCTGCCGACCGACAACATATGCCCATCCAAATTCTTTTGCCATTACTCATCGATTCCCGGTCCGGTCAGTTCGTACATGCGGTTTGCTGGGATTCCTGTAAGGGGAGCGTCTATTCCAACCTCCAATCCACCGACGGCGTGTAAAAAGATTTGCTTACATTTGGCAGATAAAGTTATCTGCTCTTGACCCGATAGTGTTATCTTGTGTCGCGCCTCAGCGTTTTCGATTAAGCGTCCGTCAACGAAAGAAACATTTGATGTTGATCCCTGCAAAGATAGATTGTTTCCAGAGACTCTATCCAAAACTACACCCAATGTGTCGGGTGAAGAGTAGAACGTCTTATAGTTATTATCTTCAAATGCCCAATAGGAAACAAGAGACGGATGCGTAGGTTGAATCATTCCGCCACCATTCCACAAAGATTGAACTTCTTGATCAGTCAAGCCGCTAGAGAATAATGCAATTTCATCATAAGTTCCATCTAAATTAAGCGTTGCGGTTGCATCTCCGATTTCAAATCCGTCCATGAATCCATAAGACAGAGCGTTAGTAGCTTCTAGGTTTCCATTAACAAAAAGTTTTTGTTCTCCATTTTTTAAAGTAATTGTAAAATTATACCAAGTATTGGGCGTGAGTGTCGGACCGGTTCCCACTGAAGAACCATCAGCAAGCAACCTAACTACGCTAGCAGAACTGGTTCTAATTCCTGTTCCACTTGAAACCTGTGGATTAATTTCAATTATTCTCTGACTTACCGTTGTTGCACCCAATTTTACCCAAATTGATATCGTAAATTCAGAAAGTGGAGCAAATGTTGTATTATAATATTCGTTTGTAGCATTAAAACTTATTGCGCGTTTTGGTTCGCAAAACATAATCTCCAACGCATGTCCGACACCATTATGATCATTGCAGATTTTAATTTTATTTGTTACATTTGGAAACTCAATCAAAGTCTTTTGCCCTGCCGTCAAAGTCAAGTCTTTGAGAAAAGGTCGACCAGAAACCTGATAAGATCCTACGTTTTGCAATCCTACACTATATCTAAAAGTCATTATGAACTTACTCCGTCTAAACCTTCTAAGTCAAACATTCGAGACGCAGGAATATTTGTTAATTCTGCGTAAACTTCCACATCTCCAGCCTGTAATGACGAAGCAGCGGCAGTAGAGAAAAACACTTCTTTACATTTAACATCAAAAGTGTGCGTTGTGTTTGCTAAGATAATAAAATAATTTGCACTTGTTGAAGCATTTGTTGTAAAATCAAACGTAGGCCCTACTGATAAATCATAAGGTGCAAAATGAACTCTAATGTCATGCTTTACTTTGAATGTGATGCTTTTTGTCACATTAGGAAATTGAATTCTAACAGACTCGTCATTAGTAGTTGGCAATGTAGGAACTAGCAAGAATGGCTTACCACTTACTTGATATGCACCAACATGATTTAGCCCTACGCTATAGATATTTGAACTCATAATTTTTCCCTCTCTTTAGGACTAAATAGTTATTGCTTATTCTTCTTGTTACGTGCTCTCCATTTTTTGCGAGCAAGTCTTTTTTTCTCCGATGGAGATGTGAAATGTTTTTGATCTCGAACTTCTTGCAGGATGCCCAGTTTCTTACACTTCTTTGTAAATCGTTTGATGAATTTTTCCATTGCCTCACCTTTGCGAGGTTTCATTTTATAATTGGTAGCCATTGTTATCCCTTTGCTAATTTTGACCACACGGCCGAAGATGATCCAAAAGCTGACAAGTCAACGCCGGGATCATTTGGTGCAACGCCATCAAGAGCTTTCGCACCTTGTGGTGATGTTGCTGATCTCCCGCTATCTCTACTAGACATTGGAGTTGTTCCTTCGAACAAGTCGACTCCGTTATAAGAGTCTCTACCAATTGAGTCAAGCATTTTGCGACGTTGATCTTTACGCTTCCGCTCTTGGGCTTCGTAATCGATTTGTGGTTTTTGATAAGTTGGTTGTGTTTGAGATTCAACGATGCGTTGACCGCCGGTTCCCTTAACAACTTCTGAAATGATTCCAGATAGAATACCTTCTTCAAAGATGACTTCCTTAATGCACTCTTTGATAAGTGGCTTAAGTGTCTTTTTTAATTCGGCTTTATTCATTTAGTCTCCAAGAATCTTCTTAAATAGATTGTCAATATTATTTTCTTTTTGTTCTCGCAACTTTGTGGAGAAGCGAGATGGCTTTCTAGAGCTTTCGCCCGGATAAACATAGGCATCTGGCGTCGAAGGCTCTGACACAATATCAAAACAAATTAGTTGAAAGTCTTCTTCAACAATTGTTGATCCCATTGATTCGCGAACTGATCCAAGTCCTCGAGATGAAATCCCAAGCTTCACACCAGCATTGATGAGATCCTTTAGGATTCTACCGCTAGGAGTGTCTAGGACCTTGATCTTGCCCATTACGTCCTTACCTTCCCACCAACAGTCTGTGACCATGTGAGAAACGTTTTTAAGGTTAATTACGGAGTCGTCAGGGTGATCTAATTCACCACACGCTCTGTTGTCTTTAACGATTGCCATGTAGTTATCCATCTCTCTCTTGAGAACTTTGTGTGGATACTTGCGACCGTTACCATTCTTTTTGTCTGCTGTTTGAATCCGACCGGTCAAATAGACCACGCCATCTTCAACAACTTCCTTCTTTTCTCTTTCAGTTAAGAGATCTAAGCATCGTCCATCGGGACATAGTGCATGAAACTCTCTTAGTAATTGTTTACTCATCTTCTTCTCCAAAATAAAAAGGTGGGTGGAGATAGACTCCACCCTTAGCGGGCGTTACCCGCTCGAGCTAGGACCCGCTGCAACAGCGACGAACGGGTTGTAAAACCCAACGCTTAATCATCAACATGCTCACCCCCTGATCTTGATGATAGTCTTAAGCCGAAATCATCGACTAAGACCGAAATTAAATAAGATGTTCCTGCTGATAAACAACCAAGCAAGAAACCGTTCACGAATGAACGCTCGAAACTAAATAGTTCAGTGTATGGCGAAAGACACGAAATAAAGACACCAACCCAGAATCCCACACACAACGGGCAGTTCCAAAGTGTGTTCCACTTTTTTGTGTAGTCTTTCTTGGGTCTTATATCTTCAAAGATTTTTCCGTAAACAATGATAAAAGTCATGCCATATGCGGCGAGAATAAAATTTAAAATCTCCAAAGGGTCTCCAATTGTTAATCGTCGTAATTTCTTTTAAAGCTGGCGAACGCTGCTTGATCTAGGAATTTGTTGAACTCTCTTTCGCTCATAAAGCCTGAGTCGATAACTTGATCTAGAAAGTCCATGTGGTTAGCTTCATATGTTGCTATTGATTGTTCGTAGATTTGCGGGTTTTTATGGTCAAGGCTGTGGTCTGTTGCGTTCTCATCCGCAGCCGCCAAGACATCACAATCATCATCTGGGTCTGGTGTTGTCTCGTCGTAATCAAACGTGTCGTTACCAGCGGGAGTCTCTACCTTATCGAATGTTTGAGTGTTCTTCTCAAACGATTTCCACTTAACAACAGCGTCTTCTTTGGATCCTACATTCTTATCTGATGTAAGTCCAGCATTGTTTTGATCTGCTACGTAAAATGCGAATCCATAAAGCAAACCACCATAGCCAACGTTTCTATATTTCTCATCAGTGTGGATGGCCTCGATGTGCCAAGAGGGATTCATCCCTTCTCCCTTAAGACATGGTCCGTCACTCTTTAGGCTTGATAGAGTAACTTCTCCAATTATTTGCAAGTCAGAAATCATTTGCGCAGCTTCAGGTCCTTGTCCGGGAGTATACATTGTAAACTCAGCGTCACTTCCTGGAGAAATGCTGACTCTTAGGCAAACTTGGCTATCGTCAAGCCTTGTTCCTCGCGTCTTTTCTTCTTTAAGAAATCGGCGCCAGTTTTCCATGATAAGCTTCTGTCGCATCAATATGTGTACCTTCCATAGAGATAGGGCGCAAACAAGTTACGCTGTCTGATGGAGCCTTTCTGATCTTCATGGGGAACTTCTCCCAACTCTGTTGAATATTCTCCGTCTGGCTTGACAAGATGATCTTCCATGTCTTCGTCATGACCTTTTAGTCTGTTTACATAGGGAGCTTCGTCTTTCATCCATTCATGAATAGCTAGTAAGGTTATCTTATTTACATCGTGCTCTTTGGCGGTCATCAATTTTCCTTCCATTGATCCATAGATATTTCCACCTTGGATAGAGTCAAACTCTAGAACTCCTTTTTTGCGAAGAAACTCAAACAAGCGTGATTCAGCCCCATAGACGAAATCTGAATTCATTTCTTTTGCGAACGCAACTACCTTGCGATCTTTTTGATTTAGAACGATGTCGATGTCACGATGAGCAAAAATCATAAGATCTCCATTTACTGCAGACTTTGCTTTCAGCTCAAACTCTATTCTCTCCTTGTCTATGATCTCAATTTTGATCGTAGGCTCAGCTGGCTCTTCAGCCTTTTCCGGTTGTTGGATCTTTATTTTGACAGATGAGCTATTATCTTCTGCTTCTTCGGGTTTATTTACTTTTATCTTAACTGACATTTCTCTTTACCTCCGCTAGAAGATCTTGAATGTAGAAGATTTCTTCAACTAAATCTTCATTTAAGGGCTGAGACGAGTAACTGTCCAGCTTTGTCTTAACTTTTTGAAAATTTTCAATTAGAGACGGATTGCGTCCGTCTACGATCTCGGCGCTAACGGCTTCTTTGAGACGGCCAATTTCTGAATTTAGATAAGACTTTAAGCCCAGTCCGTTGTCTGAAAATGATGTGATGAAGTTTGTTAACAGCTCTTTTTGCTCTACCAACAGAGAGTGTTCATAAGTATTGTTAAACCTGTTAACAAACATGTTAAACTCAAGCTTGTCAAGGTGTTTCATTTCCGTGAGAACCTTGTCTGTTCTACCTAACAATTTGACGCAGTTGTCTTCTAACATGATTCTCTTCTTAGCAGACAACTTGTCTTGCTGGAGAAACATTCCGACTGTCGCCAAATCTTTATAATTTGGAATAAAAATTCCAAAAGAATCTGAACCTAAGGCTTGGTTGATTTTCTTTATGAGATTTGTTTGCTCATTAAAAACATCTTTTCGATTAATTTCATCAAAGTCTTTCTTAGTCTCAGACAATAGTCGACGGGAATAATCCGACTTCAACTCTTTTGATTCAAGCAGAGATCGATAGACCTCAAGCTCTTGCGCTAGTATGGCTCCTTTTGCAAAGAACTCTTTTAGGATTGCTTTTACGACTTGCTGATCTTGGGTGTTTTCTCGAATGACAGATTTTGTCAAAGAGCGAACGAGGCATTCGTAAAGAAAAGCGGTATTTCTTTTCTTATTATGTTTCATGTTTGTTTCCTTATTTATCATATCTTGAAAGAACCGGTTGGTAATTTCCAAGTAATCTCATTATTGTTCTATCAATTTGACTATAGGTCACACGCTTGCCTATTTTCGCAGTTACTGCTGTAGGACTACCTGCTTTATTCAAGGCTCTCTTAACAGCATTTATTTTCATCAATTCAGGAACCAACTCTAGCACCCTAGAGAAGATCGAAGTCCCAGTAGAGTCTGGGTCGTAAAAATCGTTTAAGTTTGTTGAGTCTTCAAGTTTTTCCATCTCTTCAACAGCGGTCATAAGTTTGACTTCATCACCCATCGGCTTACTAATAGGGTACTCACGACCAACCAAAGTTTGGCCCATCACTTCGACACTATCGGGTCCAAGTGCAGCGAATACATCGTCAGGATCTTTGCCCATGTCTCTAATGTATTGACTAAGTTCGTCTTCTTTATCTTTTGAAAATTGGCGTAACAATCTAGATTCGTCCAAAACAACTTCGAGCTCTTCTTTAATAATTCTTTTAAGTGTTTCTTTATTAAGTTTCATATTGTTACCTTAAATTTGCTACTCTTTTTAATTCTTTATCTAAGTCTTCCACGGCGTAAGCGTTTGCAAACTCCATATCGCCTGACGCTGGTTCATATGAGAAGAGGCTAATTGATCCTTTCTTAATAGGACCAACTTCGCCGGTTCTTTGATCAGCTTTGCCGGTTCTTTGAACAAAATCTTCAGGTTCGAACATATAAAAGAACCTTCCTCCATAAGGATTTGGCACTATCTTATTGGAGCTAGCCCCGACGGCGCCTGCTGTTGCTGGTGTTCCTGCGTAGCGTCCAGGATATGCTGGATCAAAAGCTTGTCCTATGGAAGCTAGTTGGTCCGGGCTATGAGACCGCAAGTCATTAAAAGTTTTTCTAGGCTTCTTCCCCATATCTTTGAACTTTTTCATCAGCTCGTTCTCTTTTTTTGCTTTAAATTTTTTAAGCAAAGCAGATTCATCAAGGACGGCTTCGAGCTCTTCTTTGATAATTCGCTTAAGTGTTTCTTTGTTAAGTTTCATTTGAATTTCCTTTCTTGCTTAGTGATTCCAACAGTGTTTTGATTTGCAGTTCAGATTTAAATAGTCTCGTCTCTTCTAAATCAACAGCTTCTGTGACACCTCTCGCGAGAGAATCCAAGCCTCCAAACCCAACCTTGCCGGGAAATGTCTTGCGAGCTGTGCCAATCTCACCAGAGGCTGTGTTATTCATTTGCTTTTTCAAACCTCCTTTCTTATAGGTAAGCTTGTGACGCTTATAGGGTCCACGCGGTTTTGCATCATCGTCACGCTTGCCGGGAGGTTCTGCCATGAGATCCGGTTCAGCGTCTGAGTCTCCACCAGCAGGTGTTTCATCTCCACCAGAATCTCCACCAAGGTCAAGATCTCCTCCTCCAGAGTCGCCACCTAGATCAAGGTCTCCACCACCACCGCCACCTCCGGCGTCACCGCCTGCATCAGCTTCTGCGGCTCCTTCAAGCGCTGCCATGAATTTCTTATCGGAGAACATTTCTCGTTGCATTCGTAGATATTCTTCTTGAGATAATCCAAGCAGATTTTCCGAAACCCAACGTCGAGAGAAGTAACCTTCTGTGGCTGCTCCTGCAATGTCGAACTTAGTCTTCCAGTGTTCGAGCTCTTGCATTTCAGCAATTTTTGAAGGATTGTTGAGAGACAGTTTGAAATTAAGAAGGTCATCTCCACGATACCCTAGGGTGTACAAGTGAACGATTCCAACTTTTTCTAGTTCTGAAATGAGAACTCTTTGCAGTCTTTGAATGGTTCTTGCGAAGCGGATGTCTTTCTGAGCCAAGGTTGTCTTATCTTCAGTTGCACCTTCTCCCATTGATAGGTAAGATTGTGGAACTTTTAATGCTGAGAATAATTTGTCTCGAAGATACTTAACGTCTTCGATCTGTGCTGTGAATTGCCCACCAGGAAGGTTCTCAATGTTCGTAGAAGACTGTCCGTTCCTAATAGGGATAAAGTAATCCTCTTCAATCGAAAGAGGGTTGTAGCGTAAATCTACACGTCCTGTGGTCGGGTCTACAACTTGGTGCCGCTTCATTTGTGTCATAACTTTCTGCATGTACTGTTCAACATCTTGAGGAGCAATTCCGCCAACGTCAATCTTGAACACACGTCGCTCTGGTGACCTTGTAATGCGATAGGCCATCATTGCGTCTTCGAGAAGCGTAAGTTGTCTCCAGATGCGTCTGGCGGGCTCTAAAACGGATGTTCCATAAGGAGCATGCTTGTCATTTCCGAGAACACGAAAGTGAGCAACTTGCCAGTTTTCTAAAGTTAAAGATGCATTGTTCCATTGGAACTGAACGTAATTTGGATTTGTTGGATCTTCACCTTCAAGTCTTTCGACTTCTTGAGGAGGTAAGCCAATGCAATTTTGAATTCCTTTTTCCTCATCAATGTCAAGATAGACAAAGAGATCTCCGTACTTACACATTGTTCTAGCCCAACCAAATAGGTTATGCTCAACATTCATGATGTTATAGTAGAGAGCGTGTAGAATATATTTGATTTCGTCGTTTGTGCATTTGATGTGCAACATTGGAGTCAATGCCGAGTGGGTTGTCATCTCATCCGCATAAATGTCTAGAGAAGATGCAATCTCAGGTGTAAACTCCATTTGGTCAAAGTCGATGTAGCGCTCTGCACGGTTTCTGTTTGAGATCATGTTAAGCGTCATGATGTTCATTGGGTTATATTCAGTCTTTTTAAACTGTTGTCCCGATGCTGATTTAAAACGCTTTGCGTAAATGTCTAGGTGTCGTCGCCTAAGCTGTCTACCGCTCTGTGTTCGTCGCAAGGTCAGAGGACCCGAGAACATTCTTGTTAATGATTTGAACAATTGGTTTTGGTTATTGTTCGGGTTTCTTTCGTTACGAGCCATGTTTTATCCTTTGTATATCCACAAAAAGTTTTTTGCTTTTTCGATCTCCTCCTGATGTTTTTCATTGAAAGTTTCTTTGTAGAAATTTTGACCTTTTATTTGTGTGTTCATGGTTGTGGTGGTTTTGAAGACACCTCCAAGCATCGCTTTCTTATATGCCATGTCTCTCTCGTTTTCCGCAAGTGCAGTGTCTCTAACCCAGCAAGCTATTGCTAAAGACATTACGAGGTCATCATTGTAAGAACGCATTGCTTGAGGTTTACCATTGAACCAAATAAAAGTTTTCAATTCGTGAAAAACTCTAGCGGAGTGCATAGTAATTAGTTTGTTTCTGACGTACTCCTCCATTTTAGCCACGATTAAAGGTCTTGTTTTTGTAGATGTTGTAAAGCCCATCACTGCACGGTCGTCATTTTCAGCTAAGTAAGCCTCAACATATTCATGTGTTGACTTGATAGAATAGTAAAGTTTTTTATAATCCATGTCTTTTAGTTTTTCAAGAACGGCAATTCCCACTCCAACATTCTCAACAACAAGAAGACAGGTTCCATATTCAGTTCCGGCATCATATAAGATTCTTGAATACATGTCCAAATCAGGCTTTCCTTGATATTCCGCAACGACTGTCATAGTGTCAACGCGGATAATGTGGAAGCAACTAAAGTCTGCTCCGTCGCCACGTGCGACATCTGCAGATAGAAGATAGGGAACTCCCTCTTCAAACTTTTCCCAAATCCAAAAGTTTCTATCATAGCCTGCTCGATATTGAGGATCGCAGACATCTAAGTGGATTCTCTGCAAATCTTCGGGGTTTATAACAGTCTCACCAGATGCATTGAATGAGCACTCAAGCTCTTGTGCAATCTGTCGTTTAGACATGTTCTTTGTTTCTTTATCGAACCAAGCTTGGTCTCGATCAGGATGGACATCCCAATGAAGTTTTGTGGGAAAGAAATCATTGTTACCAGTTTCAGATTCGGCATAGGTTTTGTGAAACCAGTTCCCAACGCCGTTAGGGGTGCTCAGAGCTATGCAGCGTCCCCCTGTAGACAAAGTAGGGTAAAGACCCGTCCAAAGCTCTTCAAGGCCGTCAACGAACGCTGCCTCGTCAATAATGAGAAGCGACAACGCTTCTGATCGACCAGCGTCACCTGATGTGGTTCCGGCTTTTACTTGAGAACCATTTGTCAATTCGAATGATTGCTTGTTGTCTGTTTGGATTTTTGCGATTAGCATCCACGATGGGAGATTCTTGAAGATCATCTTGACCTTCTTTACGAGGTTTGTCGCTGTGGATAGTTTTGTTGCGATTACGAGAACATTCTTTTCTCGATGAAACAACATGAACCAAGCAACATAAGCAGCCGAGATGGTTGAGATCCCGAGCTGCCTTGCTTTTAAAATTACGTTAAAACGATAATCGTTAAAGCTTTTGAGCATCTCCTTCTGATAGTCATAAGTCTTAAAAGGAATTTGTCCATGCATTGGATGGGAGATCTTACAATAGTTATCAATAAAATATTGAGGATCTTTTCCGCACCTTACAAGTTCTTTAACGATTTCATTTTTGGTGAGTTTCATCTAGTCTCTTATAGGTCTACTTTTTTGTATCCTTTTGCGTCCAATTCTTTTTGAGCGTCGTCGGCTCGTTGCTTGTTGCGATGGTTTGCAGCGAATAAAAGAGTTCCGTCCGATCCTTTGACGAAGAGAAATCCATCTCCACGATCAGGCATCATGACATATTCCTTGTCACCAAGTTGTTTGTCTAGCTTGTATTTGAACTGATCATTGGGATCGCTGGTAAAGCTAACTTTAGATAATGTGGTCTTGACTCCTTGGATTCTATCTAGACTGGAGTCGCCGCCAACGAGTTCTTTGTTATATTCCATAACAGCCTCGAGCTCTTCTTTGATGATTTGCTTTAATGTTTCTTTTGTGAGTTTCATTTCTGATTATCCTTTGGGTTAATTTTTTCATTTTGAGGACGCTTTGTTTTCGCGGTCTCCAAGAATTTCTTTGTAATGTCTCGAGTAGTGTCAACAGATGGTTCCAGGATTTGATCCATTTTGAGGCCACCAATCTTGTAATGCTGGTAAGCTTGAACGAATGTGCGGACATTTGAAGTTGTCTGGACGATCACTTGTGGTTCGCCTTTGGCTGTCAATGAAACAGACTTGCCAGTGATTGTCTTGTATTCTTTTTGTAAGAACTTTTTGACTTCATTGATGGTTCGCATGATATCATTTTCAAAACCGTTGTCCTTGAGATCTTTCATCATAACATCGGATTGATAGTTAATGATCATTGAGTCTCCGTAGAACTTGACCTTGAAGCCGTCGATGCAACGCTTGTCAAGAAGGGGGATACCTTCTTCTCTTCTAAGACCAGTCTTGCGAATTTGTCCATCGAGTGAGTAGTTTTCCATGTGAGCGCCATCGTAAGCGTTGGCTGCTGCTTGGGAAAGTCCTCTAATAATTTCTAATGTTTCTTTGCTCATTTGTTTGGTCTCCAACCTTTTTTCCACCTTTCTTCCCGACCTTCTATCCATTGGATGTAACATTTGTAGCAACATTCAAATTTCGTCATGTAAAGATCATCAACGGATTTAAATGAATAAGTGTTGCAAGTTGGGCATGAACGCTCGGATTCCCTATTAAGTAGTTCTTGCGATATTAAAACGCCACCAAGTTCTACTCTTTCGCTTTCTGTTTTATCATTGCGATAGTTCGACTTTAGTTCAGCTAAATACTCTTTTTCTTTCTCATCATCCCATTCTGACTTGGGGTTCACTATGGCTTCTTTGCCGTACTTCTCTGCTATGGCTTTCTCAACCTTAACAGCGTAATTTGGATCTTTACTCATTAGTTCTCCGATATTTGATTAACAGCATAATAGGTTGCAAGAGAAGATGCTGTTCCTAGCGTAAATCCTCCGAAGAAGATCCACATAGATCTTTTAGGGTTGATGTGTTTACGCAAGGTCTGGATTTCCTCGTCTCGGATCTCTATTAGTGCATCGTGCTTCTTTTGCAAAGTTTCCTTTTCAATGCCTAAATAGTCAATTTCTAGTTGTTTCTCTGCTAATTGTAGAGAATAATCTAGAGACATTTGGATCTCGCATTGTTGCTCGGCGAACTCTTTTCCTGCTATTATTGAGGCTACTGCTTCGTCATTGAATAGTCTACCACCAAAAGGAGCCGCCTGACCTTTATCAAGAGAGGTCATGAGCGGCTCGGCAGAGACTAATGAAATTAGTAGCAAAATCATTTTAGTTTTGCGATGTTGTATTCTTCCATCAAGATCCGGTCGATAGCATCAGGGTCTTTCTTGGCTTGTTCGATTAGCTCAAGCTTTCTAGCAAGAGTTTCTCTTTCTAGTTCGGTGGTCGCCTCACGTTGTTTCTTGCGAAGTGCAATTCTGGTGTTAACATATTTTGAATGAGCTTTTGCAAGTTGTAATTTTTCTTCCGCAGATGTCTCCTTCTCAACTTCCAACTCTTTTTGATTTAAGTCCACAGTTGCCTCGGCTATTTCAACTTGCTTTTGTTTTGTTTTTCTTCCAAGAACAAACACAAAAAGGACGACGAGTCCAGATGCAATAAGTTCCCACTTATCTTTAATCCAATCCCACATCATCCGTTCCTCCATGCTGTCGCGAAATCAATCGCTGTTTGACCACCAATGTAAGTGACCGCGATCATACCCCATGTTTCAGAACTTAAGTCTGAGAAATACATTAGAGCTGTTGCTACTGCGAACACTAAAAGCTTTCGAGAGATAAGTTTCTCCTGAACAGCATCGAGCATCCCTTTGTCTTCGTTTTCCATAATAAAATCCTCCAAAAGAATGCTCTAAATAGTTGGCCATGTTACAATTTTACTTGTGCGTAGCCATCGGTTTTGTCGATGTCGATAGTCATATCGACTATATCCTTCAGTCCTTCGAGGTGAGTAATCAAAAGAACAGTCTTGAATTGAGCCTTAATCATTTGCAGCAATCTAGTAAAGCCTTCCATGTGGTCTGCATCTAGAGCTGTTGCTGGTTCATCAAGAACGAAGATGTTCGACTTTGGAAGCGATGACACTGAGATTAACGCGAGACGAACTGCCATTGATGCAATTGTCTTCTCGGCGCCAGAACCCATCGACAATGGTCTTGGATCATAATTTGGATGCTTTAAGTAGATCTCCAACTTGTCTCCATCTTCAGCAAAGAACACTTGAAACTCAACAATTGACGATAAGACCTTTTGGATCTCATCATTGATTACTGGTAACATAGACTTTATGACCTCGTAAGAAATTCCGTTTGGATGAGTAGCTTTTACAAAGATATCATAAGCAATGTAGTCACGTTCAGCATCGGCAATCTGTTGTAGCTTTTCTTTTGCTTCCTCAATTGTTCTCTTTGTCGATCCTTTCTCTGACATGTATTCTAAAACCTTTGATTCGCAAGACTTAATCTCAGATGCCTTCAGAGACACGGTCTTGTTGATTGCTTGTAAATCGCGACGTAAGGAAGAGAGATTCTCGTAAGCTTCGATGTTGTCATTGTAGTAAGCAATATCTGTCTCACAATCCTTGATTCGTCGCTCCATGAGAGACACCTTGCCTTCGCAGTTTTCCCATTGTAAAGAAATGTTGCGAACTTGAGATTGCTCTCTTGCTAAGGTGTCACGTTGAACTTCATAATCTCGGACAATTGCTTCCAAATAAACTTCGTTAATCAACGATGCTTTCATTTTCAAGTCAAGCATTTCGGAGTCAAGAGTCTCTATGTTCTGAATAACGCTCACAATCGTAACCTTTGCCTCTTCTGCTTTCTTAACAAACTCGTTGTTACTGCAAAAGCTACAATCTGGGTCATACTCATGGTCGTGCAACATGTCGATCTTAGATTGTAGTCTAGATCTTTCTCGCTTAGACTTTTCAGCAGCCTTGTGGGTTTTGCTTATTTGTTCTTTGAGTAGGGACAGGGTTTGCAATTCTTCTTTTGCCTGAACTGACTCCTCGAGTAAACTAGGCAACCTAAGGCTTAAATCTTCAATCTGACGACGTTTAGATGTTACCTCGGTAGATAACCTTTCCATGTCTTTAGAGTTCTTTGAGAGCGATTTTTGAGCCTTTAAAAGCACTTTGTTTAAGTTGTCTATGTCAAGATCTCTTTGGGATGCTGCTTCGACTTGATCTTGAATGGATTTCTGTTCTTCCTTTAGGATTGCTAAACGTGCTGTATGTTTTTCGCACAACGTCTGTTGTGTTTGGATATCTTCTAGGATTTCTGAGAACTCACCTTTTGCTCGAGACAATTTCTTTTGCCAATCGACAGAGGTCAAGTGCTTGATGATTCCTCTCATTTCTGAAGAGTCAGTCTTTGCAAGTTTGTGCATCTGATCAAAGATTTGAAGATCTAAGAATTTAGCTAAGATTTCTTTGCGTTTAGTAGATCCTTCATTGATAAATCCGAACGAATCGTTCTGTGCGGCTAGGGACGTCATCATGAAGTCCTCTAGAGAGCCAAAGATGTTGCGAATGTTCTCGTCTGTTTTATTGCGAGTGTCTCCATTCTTTGACTCTGCTTGGGTTCCGAGAGTTAACTTTTTGAAGTTGAGTTCTGTTTTTGCTGAGATGATTTCTCGACCTTTAGACCTTCCGGCTGTCTTTTCGAGGCTTCGATCAATTTTGTAAACATCATCGCCGACAGCGATCTCGAGTTTACAAGAAGCTTGTTCTTGGTTTTGATTGATGATATGGACATTCTTTCTTTCTCCTTTTGATGTCGTGTTAAAAAGGCCAAACAGTGCAGCATCGATAATAGATGATTTGCCCGAATAGTTTTTACCGAAGATTCCAACTAAGCCATTTAAGCGGCTGAAATCTAAAACATTGCCCTTTCCGTAATTAAATAGGTAATCCCAATTCATTTTCTTAATATTCCACACAACATTTCTTGCGATAGGTGAAGATGAATCTACTTTTTTGAGATAATCTCGAGACAATTCAACAACTCGATCCCTGACTGAGTCGTCGATTTCTCTGCCATCCATGAATTCTCTTAAGAATTTTTCTTGATTATCAGGGTTGCGCATGTTCAATGCCTTTCCGTTTTTTGCAGATTCAACCCCATTAGTCGATGTTGAATTGTTCACAAAACTGACAGAATAGGTCGACCATTTAACTTGAGCATAGTCACATGCTCGCTTGAGTTTTGCTAGCGGCAAGTTGTGATTGCACATTAAACGCAATCTAGAATTCTTTGGGACGTCGACGGATGGTAATGTTCCGTCTTGATTTATGTTTACCGTAATGAATGGTCGTGGAGATTGAAACAAGCGCTTGTCAATTGAGTGCTTGTCTTTTGAGTGAATGTTCCACATCAAATATCCTTTCAGCTTTGACTCGCCGAAGTTCTGTTGAACTGTGGATCCTGCATACCAAATTTTTTGCTCGACGTCCATTGATTGAATTTTATGGATGTCTCCAAGCATGGCATAGTCAAAGTCTTTAAAGATTGCCATGTCATCTTCTCCGTGATCTAGAGAGAACCCCGAACCTACGTGACAGCCTTGTATGGCTCCATGATAAAGAGCAATGTTTATATCGCCGTTGTTTGAAGGTGGTTGCCAATTGTCTCTATCGAAAACCGACAAGACATTGAAAGTAAGTCCATCCTCAGGAGAATATTCTCCTGAGTTTTTAAGTAGGGTAAAGTTTGGATGCTGCATAGCGTCTGCGATGGGCGTAACAGCATCTTGACGGTCACCGTTTTTAAGATTTCCATCGTGGTTGCCCAAAATCATAATCGTTGGAGCAATGTCAGCTAGAGACTTAAGAAAGTTTGAAGCCATTTCAAAATACTCTGGCGATAACTGAGTCTTCGTGTGTGCTAAGTCTCCCGTGTGGACAATGTAATCTGGCTGTTCTTGTTTAAGACTGTCGTAGATTTCATTGAAAACATGACGATATTCATCATGATATTTAAGATTGCGGATGTGTGTGTCACTAATGTGAGCGATACGAAACATTTTGTTTGGCATAAGTTCTCCCTTGGTTGTTGGTTAATTATAATGTAACATGTTGAGATTCAAGTGTCAAGTATTTTTCTTCAAATTCATCATAAAAAATTGGACCTCCGTTCACAAATGTTAAATCAAAAATGTTATAGTCAAACCATTCTAGCGCCATTACAGCATCCCATCCATAAGCATCTTTTAAACATTGAAGAAGTGCATCAACGCAATAGACCAAACGGGATTCTTCAGAATGAAATTCCTTAATTGAATTCATGAACACTTCTTTTGGTTCAAGAACTATAAATGTGTGGCCATCTTCAACAGCCTTTTCTATTATTTCATGTGTAAAACTCATCATAACCTCCTAAAGTTCACATTATAATATAACATGATTAGGGTAGGTTGTCAAGTTAATTGAGAAGATTTATCATCTCGGAAGACACAACGATATCGACGTGACCGAACTTGACCGAATACCACGTGATGCCTTCGTCAGAATCGTCAACCAAAAGCTCATCGAAAGAGATTATTTCTAAAACAATCCCAACATTTGGGATGGCTTCGCTTTTAAACTTCTTAAGAAAAATAACTAATGATCCAACCTCTATCTTCTCCACATAGAACCCTCCATCACTAAATAGTGCCGAGAGTGCCGGAAGTTATTCGATGTGACCAGTTCCTACGACAGACCATTCAAGTTGCACATCAACATAGCCATTGAGACCTTCATAGGGAACTCTTTGTTGAGAAAATCTTGTCATATGAATAGCAGTAAGCGACCAGTAAGGATAGGATTGAAAGAAAGATCCATCAAAAGACATGTAGCCACTATCTGGTCCTGAACATGATGCAACACCAAGAAGCTGGCTTCCATCTGAGGAATAAGTTGCGATTGTGATATTGAAGAGATCCTCTCCTCCCGAAGGCCCCCATGAGAATTGTGTTCCAAACTTTGACACAACTGCTGCGAAGGCATAAGAAGGATCGACATAGCGCATCTCATAAGGTTCAATAAAGTCAAA